AAGTATCTTTGTCAAAACAGAGTAAGCGGTGAGATTTTTGAAACACCACAGATGTGCTACATTCTTATTGCAGCAAGTCTTTTCCAAGACTATCCAGTCGATTCCCGTTTGCAATGGGTAAAGGATTATTATGATGCTATTAGCTTGCACGACATTAGTTTGCCTACTCCTGTTATGGCAGGAGTTCGTACTCCGCAACGCCAGTTTAGTAGTTGTGTTCTTATTGAAACTGATGATAGTCTTGACAGTATTAATGCTACTGCTGCCAGCGTTGTTAAGTATGTAAGTCAAAAAGCAGGCATTGGCATTGGTGGCGGGAGTATTCGTGCTATTGGTTCCCCAATTCGCAAAGGCGATGCTTATCACACAGGCATCATTCCTTTCTACAAGCACTTCCAAAGTGCAGTTAAATCATGCAGTCAAGGTGGTGTACGTGGCGGAGCAGCAACTATTTACTATCCAGTATGGCACTTGGAAGTAGAAGATATGCTGGTGTTGAAGAACAACAAAGGTACAGAAGAGAACCGTGTAAGACATATGGACTATGGAGTACAGTTTAACAAGCTGATGTATGAAAGACTTATTGTAGGCGGCGATATAACTCTTTTCTCGCCTGCTGATGTACCTGGATTGTATGAAGCGTTCTTTGCCGATCAAGACAAGTTCCGAGAATTATACGAACGTGCAGAGCGTAACACAAAGCTACGCAAGAAAACAGTTAAAGCAAGTGATTTGTTTAGTGCATTTATGGAAGAGCGTAAGAACACAGGCCGCATCTATTTACAGAATGTAGACAACGCTAATGATCACGGTTCATTCCTTCCAGAGCTTGCACCTATTAGACAGAGCAACTTGTGTGCAGAGATTGACTTGCCAACTAAGCCACTCAAAGACTTGAATGATCCAGAAGGCGAAATCAGCCTATGTACTCTTAGTGCAATCAACTGGGGCAACATTCGTACTCCAGCAGACTTTGAAAGAGTATGTCGTTTGGCAGTACGTGGACTTGATGCACTACTGAGCTATCAGAACTATCCTATCCTAGCAGCACAGCTATCTACAGAGAAACGCCGTCCTCTAGGCGTTGGCATTATTAACTTTGCATACTGGTTGGCCAAGCACGACTTAACATATCAAAACATTGATGCAGATGGACTTGCACTTGTAGACGAATGGGCAGAAGCATGGTCATATTACTTGATCAAAGCAAGTGCAGATCTTGCAACAGAGTTCGGCGCACCAAGCGGCAACATGGAAACAAAGTACGGACACGGCATTACACCTAATCAAACATACAAGAAAGATGTAGATGAATTAGTCAAGCACAAAGAACGACAAGATTGGAAAGGGTTGCGTAAACAACTTAAAGCAACAGGTATTCGTAACAGCACACTAATGGCACTTATGCCCAGCGAAACTAGCGCACAGATTGCTAATGCTACAAATGGCATTGAACCTCCACGTAGTTTGATTAGTGTTAAACAATCAAAGCATGGTGTTCTTAAACAGGTTGTACCTGAGTACAAACGACTAAAGAACAAGTATGATTTACTATGGGATCAACAGTCACCAGAAGGCTACTTGAAGATTATGGCAGTACTACAGAAGTACATTGATCAAGGCATCAGTATTAATACAAGTTATAATCCAATCTTCTTCGATGACGAAAAGATTCCAATGAGTACAATGCTACAACACATACTGATGTTCTACAAGTATGGTGGTAAACAGTTGTATTATTTTAACACCAACGATGGACAAGGCGAACTTGACATTAGCAAACTAATGGGAGACCATGCTTTACCAGAACTAGAGCAAGCAATAGTTGATGAAGAAGATTGCGAAAGTTGCACAATATAAAACTTGACATGCTATTCGTAGCATGTTATAAACACATGAAGATAACATATTAAGGGAAACACACATGAGCGTCTTTGACACAACAAACAAAGCAGACCATACTAAGGTTACTGCATTTTTAGACCCAACTGGCGGTCCAACTATTCAGCGTTACGATACACTAAAGTATAAAAGTTTTGATAGCCTAACTGATAAACAGCTAGGATTCTTTTGGCGCCCAGAAGAAGTAGACATCTACCAAGATGCAAAGGACTTTAAGGGTCTTAGTGAGCACGAGCGTCACATCTTTACAAGTAACTTGAAGCGTCAAATCCTACTGGACAGTGTGCAAGGTCGTGCGCCAGTCGAAGCATTTGCTCCTATTGTAAGTTTACCCGAGATTGAGAACTGGATCCAAACATGGACGTTCTCAGAAACAATCCACTCACGTTCGTACACACATATTATCCGCAACGTGTACAGCAACCCTAGTAAAATCTTTGATGAGATGATGAACATTGAAGAGATTGTTGATTGTGCTGGAGATATCTCAAAGTACTACGACGACCTTATCGAACAGAGCAGTTGGTATAATCTACTAGGAGAAGGCACTCACACAGTTAATGGTAAGAAGGTTAAAGTTGATCTTTATGAGCTAAAAAAACTGTTGTGGCTTACACTAATGAGTGTTAACATTCTTGAAGGTGTGCGTTTTTATGTGAGCTTTGCATGTAGCTGGGCGTTTGCAGAAATGAAACAAATGGAAGGCAATGCTAAGATTATTAAACTTATTGCCCGTGATGAAAACCTACACCTAGCAAGCACACAGATGCTACTAAAGATTCTTAAAACAGATGATCCTGTGTTTGAACAGATTGCAAAAGAAACAGAACAAGAATGTATTGATATGTTTGTAGATGCAGTTGATCAAGAGAAAGCATGGGCAGACTATTTGTTCAAAGACGGATCGATGATTGGACTTAACACTGTATTGCTAAGTGACTATATCGAATGGATTTGTACACGCAGAATGACTAATGTTAATCTTAAAAGCCCATACAGTGTAAAGAGCAATCCTTTGCCGTGGACACAAAAATGGATTAGTGGTGCCGATGTACAAGTTGCACCACAAGAAACAGAGATTACATCATATGTTAGTGGCGGCACTAAGCAGGATGTAAGTACAGATACATTCAAAGGCTTTTCATTATGATAGAAATCTACGGCAAACCTCAATGTCCATTTTGTGATAGAGCAAAGGCATTATGCGAAACACGTCAGTATGAATACAAGTACTATCAACTTGACGAAGACTTCACACGTGAACAAGTATTGGAAATGTTTCCGGGCGCTCGCACCTTTCCGCAAATCAAAGTAGGCGGCAAGATTATTGGCGGCTGGGATAAGTTTCCACAGTATTTAGAAGAAACAGGTTATAACGGAACAGGACACTCATTATGATTATTGAAGCACCATACAAAGCAACAGACACAGTCACTATTAGAACCACAGCAGGTGAAGAGATTGTGGGTAGATTTGTTGAAGAAGATGCAAACTATATCAAGATAACTAAACCACTAGCACTACAAGCAACTCAGCAAGGTATTGGACTAGGTCCTTGGGTGTTTACAGTAGATCCTGCCAGCACCGTTAAACTAAATAAAAGTGCAATAGTATTTGTACACAAGACTGCAAAAGATATGGCCAGTCAGTATGTACAAGCAACAACAGGATTAGCAGTAGCTTAGGAGTATAGATGCCAGGATTAGCATACAAAGACGGAAAAAGCAGTGTTGCTTGCACCGACGGTGTTAGAGGAAAAGTATGCCGAACAGTAACTAGGGGAGATCCGCCAGTAACTGTACCTGTTGCTTGGAACTGGGATGTTAATACAACACAATCTAGCAATGCTGGCAGTGGCAATGTTTTTGCTAATGGCATAGGTGTTGTTAGAAAAGACGATGTTATGAAGAGTCATCCGCACGGAGATCCTTGTACAGCAGGTCCTGTAAATCATTCACCGCCATTAGATACATATTCACCAAATGTTTATGCAAATAATAAACCAATAGGGCGCATCGGCGATCACTATGACGGCGACGGCACCTCTCAAACACACCAAATAACCTCTGGTAGTTCTAACGTTTTTGCCAACTAATATGATTAGGGCTTGACAGTCTGCTTACCTTGTGTTAATATAAAACATAACAAAGGCAAATAGAAAGAGGCTTATATGGAAAAGATTATTGTAACAGACTGCGATGGTGTATTACTCAACTGGGAGTATGCATTTGTATGTTGGATGTCACAACGTGGGTATACCGAGATTGAAAACGGCAACCAAGAATATAATATTGGTAATCGTTTTGGTATTACACTAGAAGCAGCTATTGAACAGGTTGTGATATTTAATGAAAGTGCAGCAATGGCATTCTTACCAGCACTGCGTGATGCACGTTATTATGTAAAGCGTCTACACGAAGAACATGGATACGATTTTCATTGTGTTACAAGTATGAGTCTAGATCCTAATGCTAAAAAACTACGTCAAATGAACTTAGATAAACTATTTGGTTCAACGGCATTTCCAGTATTAGAGTGTTTGGATACAGGTGCAGACAAAGAAGAAGCACTTGAGAAATATCGTGACACAGGCTACTACTGGATTGAAGACAAGTTTTCAAACGCACTAGCAGGACAGGCAGTGGGTATGCGTCCAATACTTATTGAACACGGCTGGAACATGTACGAAACTGTACCGGATGGAATGAAGAAAGTTACAACTTGGAAAGAACTTTACGAGCATATTGTAGGTGACTGAGTTGAGCGAAATACATGACGCAATGAAAGTTGCCTTTGCAACTTATGTTAAGGAATCAGAAAAGTTTGAACAAGAGGGTGTGAAAGTAAGTGCTGTTCGCGCCCGTCAAGCTCTCAATGATCTAAAAACATTAATAACTGAGCGTCGAAAAGAAATACAAGATCAAAAGTTAAAGACATGAGTGAAAAACAATACCTATACAATATTGCTGATAAAGTTTCTTTGTATGTGCAAGCAAAACAAAATGCCATTGACTTCTTAGTAAAGAACGAAATAAAAGATCGCAATAGTATTCAGAACTGTTTGATTATGAGTCAAATATGGACAGCGTCACAGATCAATGATAATATTACATTAAACGATATTATGATATATCTTGGTAACAACGAACCAGTTGATGATGATCTTGATATGAAAGAAGTAATACTTGACGATGACATGAAGCATCTCACTCTTAATGAAATATTAGAAGTGGCATTAGAAAAAAATGATGACGTTTGATATTGGTAGTGCAACTATTAGTGTATGCGAAGACACTGCAAAATGCGCTGTAGATAATATACAGCCTGATGATGTAGTATTGGTTGCTGATTTTTGTGGCAAAAATAACTATATAGTAGATGTAGTTTGCGGTTCGGCAGCAGAAGATTTAATATATTATACAGCAGGCACTATATTAACTCAGCAGGCTCTTAGAGAACACATAGAAAGTAACTATCTTTGATTATTAAAGCTAAGAACGCATTATTAAAAAAAGGACCTTTTGCTCTCGATTTTAAAAGTAACAAGGATATCTTTACTATTGATTATTATGATAAGGATGAGTTCTTGTATCAACTAGAGTGCGACATCAAACGTGCTAATCAAATATACAAACAATCAATATACGAAGGATTTTATGAACAGTGTTAGCGTCAACATTTATTAAAAGAGTAAATACGTTATGACGCATAAAGAAGCATACAGATTGTTTTGGTTAGTTAAAGGTCACATTGCCGAAAGTGATGCTACAGCATTGCAATCGGCAGATAGTTATTTTAAAAGACTTTGGGTTGACGGGTGCAATGGGGCTCCGCTATGGGAATATGAAGAAGGTTTTGAACAAGCATATAATAGGAGATTTCATAATGCCACGGAACGGAATAGAGTCACTCAGTGACGACGATTTAAAATGTTTAGAAAAAATAGTTTCAGCAAAGTTTGCAGAAGCATGTGAGTATGCAAAAACATTTGATACAAAAAACGGCTGGCATTCAAATGCTAAATCAAATCAGTTTCTTAGAATAATGAATGCTATTAGATCTACAAAAACTGTTAAACGAATAAGAGAGCAACGCTGGTAATCTAAATGAAATGCAAACAAGGCGACTTTGCTCGCATTATCTATTCAGTACGTCCTGAGAACGTTGGACGAGTTGTAAAGGTAGCAGAATACATTGGTAAGTTTAAACAAGGTGAACAGTTTGAAGCATTTGGAATGACTTGTACATGTGCTGTTCACGATCACTATTGGTGGATTCAGGGTGAAGATATCGAAATCCAGTTTGGTCCTGCGCCTAAGGCATACATTGCCGACACATGGCTTGAGCCTATTAAAAATCCAAATGAAGAAATAGAAGAAAATACAGAAATTGAACTTGACATGTTCCTATAAACATGTTATAAATAGACTGTAAACGTTGAAGCAACGTGGACACATTCTGGACCCGGGGGCAGTACCCGGCGACTCCACCATAAGCACACTGTTTCTAGGGTCTGACCCGCGAAATCGCCTTTAAGGGTTCTTTGAGCCTCGTGGTTGGCAGTGTGTTTTTGATGGGGTCGAAATAGGATCGACAGGTGTGAAAGTGAAGTGGAGTTACCGGGATGTAAGCGCCGTTACCGCGAACAAACTTTATAATTGCAAACGCAGATTATAGTCTAGCA